GAAGTCACCAAATGCCTGACCGAAATTGCTTTCACTCTGCTGCAACTGAACACCATAGTCAGCACCCAACAGCCAGTAGTCACCGCTTGCATCAAGGGCAATGGCCAACATTCTGTTCTGTGCCAGCAGCTTAATTTCGTTACGCTGGGCGGTTGTTACTTTGTGCAGACGAGCAACAAGGTCGGCTTCGTAAAACACAGTGCCGTTCTCGGTAGAGGGAATAGTACGCCAAGTCATTGAGGCAGTTTCTTTTTCAAGTTCGTACTTGAAATAAGATTTGCCACCTGACAAGGTGTGGGCGGATACTTCTCCGCTTGATTTAGTGAGGGTTGACTTCGCTGAAAATTCAACAAGCCAAATGGTCTTAATGCCTGCACTTGCTGTCTTACAGTCAAGTACAAAGCCCGTGGTTAACTGACACATATTTTAATTTTTTTTTATTAAAAAGGGGGTGAGGTTGTATCCCCACCCCCCGGGTTAAACTTACTATTTTGTAACTTACTAAACGGTTAGAGTTTGAAGTAAACAACCTGCTCAGGCCATGCAATCTGACAGCCATATTTGAAAGCAGCGTGGAACTGCACACGACGCTCAAATGGGTTGAAGATAAACTCAAAGTTTTCTTCTTCATTCATCAGGTCAGTGCCTAAGAAGAAGTTGCTCCACAAACCAGCAACGATTTTGTTGCTACCGTTCATACCGTTCAAACCATAGATGCGGATGCCTGTGATAGGGTCAACAATTTCCATGCTCTGGATTTCAGCGGGCGAGTAGTGGAACAAGTTTGCACCAACCAACCACTGACGATACAGACGGAAGGTGTCAGTACCCATTGCGATAAACAGGTCGGCTTTGTCAAGCAGAGCAGCAGGAATAACACCGTAGATAGTACCCAGAATGTCATCGATGTTTGAAGCAGTGATTGAAGAGTAAGCACCACCCACGTTACCGCGGATAGGGTCGCCAGCGCCGCCAAAACCGAGGTCGTCAAGGATAGTCAAAAAGCCATCCCAAAAACCGTTGTTTCCAGCACCACCAGTTGCATCACCCTGCCAAATAGCAGTTTCGAGGGCTTCGGCAATGTCCATTGCTTTTTCAGCACCGATTTGTTCAGTGAATACGCCCATGTCAATAGCTTCGCCAGCAGCAAGTGCTTTCTGGGTGTATTTAGTTTCAAGGTCTTTCGGGCAAAGAGTTTCCTGCACCTTGCACTTACCAACGGTCAGCGTTCTGCGTGACAGGGTGGTTGTGCCGCTACTGCTATAAGAACAGCTGTCGGATTGGAAAAATACTTCGCTTGAAAGCAGGGGCAGAATTTCTGCCGATTTGATACCAGGGAGAACCTGTCCAGCACCTTGCAGCAATGAAGCTGTTTTAGCGGTGAACATAGCTTTGGTCAGAAGCTGTAAGCTTTCCTCTTTGGTGTAATTCGATAAACCAGATACGTCAAATGCCATGATTATTTAATTATTTGTTTTTTTTGATTGCGGACAAAAAGCCATTGAAGTTGTCCTGTTGATTTTTCTTTACTGCACCGATTGGCTTTTTGGTCGGCTCAGGTGTAGCAGATGCAAACTTTTCAAACACGCTGAAAGTTTCTTCTACTTTGCCCAACACATTGATAAGGGCGGTTTCGAGGGTGGCGATTTTCTTTGCCATTTCCTCATTGGCGGCACGCAGAGCATCAAATTGTTCCAGCGATGCGAATTGATTTTCAACTTCAACTTCCTCAACTTCGGCTGTTTTCTCTTCGATAAGTTCAACAACTCCGTCTTTGGTAGTTACAAGCAGGCCATCGGTGGTTTCGTGTACGGCATCAGGGGCAGGCACAATGCCCTCCTCTGTTTTAACCGATAACATACTACCCACGTTTAATTCGTCACCGTCAAATACTACGATTGTACCGTCAACCAAAGTCAACTCACCAAACGCAGCTTCAACGGGTGCAGGAACTTCATTGAAACGCTGCTTAACTTCTGCCATAAATGCAGCAAGTCCGCTTTTCATTTCGTTAAGTTCTGTTTTGAAATCCATACCATAAAAGGTACAAGACCAAAAACCTATGCAAAATTTTTCAGCATGGCAGCTATTTCACGCATCAGGGTTACGACTTCGTCTTGCTCTTCCATGTCAAAAAACCCCTCAACCGAAAACCCTTTCCATTCACCTGCCTTGACTTTTGCCCACAATTCGTCATTGTCCACTAAATAGGTGAGAAACCAGCTACCGTCTTTGGCATCCTCATATCCTTTGGGTGGCATAACACCACGCTCTCGGTCAATAAAGTAACTCTCAATCATGTGGACACCACCATCAACCGGGGTTTCGTGGTCGGTATTTACGGCCTTGTAGAAGTTTTTACGGACAAATTTTTTGGCAATAGTCCAAATGGTAGGTGCATCAAAGGTTACATAGTACTCACCACGTACATCATCATAGCGGTAAATGGGTAAATCGGCCAACATTGCTGGGCCAGTCACAATGCGTTTCTCTTCATCCTGCACTGAATACGCTTGTTTCATGTCTATCTGTTGCAGTTTACGGCTCGCCCATTCAATGCCCTCATCACCACCCCACGCTAACCACATCAATCTACCGCATCCATCTCCAAGTTCTTTGTCGCTGTTCTGTCTGTGGCGTTCAAACCCTGCCATTCGTGCAATGGTTTCACGGGTGATGGCTTCACCGTTTGCCAACTGGTTTGCTCTTATCTTGCCAACGGGTGTGCCGCAATCACCCCAGCCGTTTTCCTCTGCCCAACGTAGTGCAATCTTTGCATTTTCTTTGGCGGCTTCGGGATAGTCATCGTAGCTTTCAAATTCCTTGCGGCTTTCCCACTTAGAATAACACACGGCTGCGGCTTGCTCTTGTTCCATGCCCTCACCAATCATGACCGGAATACACCTGCTGATAAATTCATCCTCGGTTTCCTTTGCACCCGGTTCCACAAACTGCTGATTAAACAGCATGAAGTCCTTTTGTATTGCTGGGCGTTCCACGAAAGAAACTACATCAACCCCGGTATCGTCATCCTCATTAACTATGATTTTGTAAACTGGCAAGTCCATATCTTTAAAAGTAGGTTTAAACAACGCTCGTATTTCTTAACCTGCGGACACGGGTTTGGGTTTTGGTAATATCACCCTCTAACACATACACCCTGCCCATTCCACCGAACTGCTGCTCATCGGGCAATCCACCGCCAACGGTAGGTGCAAATGACGGGGCAGCAGGTGCAGCAGCAGAGCCACCGCCTCCACCTCCACCACCGGAACCTTTTATCAACGCCCTTGCCCTTGCTACGTTTGAAAGAATAATGGCAACATATCCGGCATATTTAGCAAAACCAGCAGCACCACTTGTCGCCACGTTGTCAGGTGTAGGAGCCATTGCGTTGGCTTGTGCTGCGGTCAATGCCTTTGCGGTGTCAACTGCGATTTGAGCAAGGCCAAACGCCTTTTGCGACTTTTCGCTTTCACCAAACAACTGACCGAGAGAGCCAATTATTGACGATGCACTTTCGAGGGTTGCCATTTCAGCCGCACGTTTTGCTTTTTCTGTGTCCTCTTTGGCTTTGGCATCCTTGTCGTATATGTCTTTTTTCTTTGCCGCAATATCTTTTTCAATATCTACTGTGCTTTGTCCGTAATCACGGGCATTTTGTAATTTTGCATTTAATCTTTTAAGTTCAAGTGCATCAAATTCAGCTTGTGTTGCGCCCTGTTGTATTAAGGCAGTTTGTTGTATGGTAAAATAGTCATCTGTTGCCTTTTGAGCATCTGCAATTTCCTTTTCAGTTGTTTGCTTAAAGTTGTCCTCACGTTCCTTGTTGGCTTTTTCTTGGTCTGCCTTTTGTTTATCATAGAACGCTGTACGTACCTTTTCAAGTTCGGCATCACGCAGGGTTGCAATTTGCTTTTCCGTGTATCCTTGATTTTTCAACTGCGTTACCTTTGTGGCGAAAGCCGCATCAGCCGCTTTGATTTGTGCATCAAGAGTGGATTGGTCAAGTGCCAACATCGTGGCATTGATTTCGAGCTGATTTTGTTTACGCTGCTCGGCAAGTTCACGTTGTTTTTGTGCAAGTTCCTCACTCTTTTTTAGTTCATCTTTTTTCGCTTTTGTTGACTCGGCTGCACGCTCGCTGTCTGCCTTTTTTATTTCCCTGTCAGCTTTATCACGGAACTGTTTTAATATGGCCTGTTTTTGTGCCTCTGAAAGTGTTTCATCTTTATTGACCTCCAATACCTTTTTTTTGTAATCAAGGTTTGCTTTGATTTTACGATTTGTATAAGCATCATATTTGTCACCATTCGCCTCTAAAAATGTTTCTGTTTGCTTAATGCTTTTTTCGGTATCTTTTAGCATCTTGTCCGTCTGACGTTGTGCTTCACTTGTAATACCTATCCAATCTGTTATTGCATTAATTACATCGCCTATTCCATTTGCCAATGCTCCAAATGGGCTATTTTTAATCCATGCAGATACCTTTTCAAAATTAGCTATTAAAGCAGCAACACCAGCAACTAACAGTCCAATACCAGTTGCCATCATAGCACCTCTCAGCGTTGTAAATGCTGTAATGACCTGCGTTTTAATCGTGGTAGCCATTGCCCCAAATGAGTTCCGCATATCCAACAACTGCTGTATACCCTGCGAAAAGGCAATCGCACCCTGAACCTTTGCAAGTGTCTTTTGTGCATCTTCGCTTTCAGCACCAAATAAGGCCATTGCACCAGTGGCAGCAGAAATACCGCCTGCAATACCTTGCGTAACGCCTGCAATCGCTTGGAATTTATCGGGGTTTAAACCTGCGACACGCTGCTGGAAGTCGCCCATTTCATCTTTCAGCTTGGCAACCTTTTGCGCTGCTGCCGTTGCTTCGGGTGAGAACTCACCAAACTTACGGGCAAGCAATACCGCTTCGGCTGTGGCCTCCCTAATTTGTGTTTTCAGCGACTTTACGCTTTCCGTGCCTTTGGTTTTGGCCTCTAAATTTATTGCTACTGTTGTTTGTGCCATTTTATTTCTTTGATATTACTCTCCATTGTGTGCCGTCACTGACTATTTGCACACATTCATAGTGTCCTGTTATTACATACGTTGCCCCGTCGTCAATCGTTTGTGCTTCATAGGGGTTGATTGTAAGCGAATGTGCTGATGTGTTTTTATAAACATAGTATGCCTTACTTATACAAGTGGTGGCATCGGGCAAATTTAACGTAGTATTTGCAGCGGTGTCCATGATGTAAATGTCCACGTACAAATCAGCGGTCACGGATGTTGCTGCCGTGAACTTAATTCGGTTGGTGCTGAAATTGACCTGTGTCATGGAGTGGCCTTGTAGCCATATTTCATCACTTTGAACATTTTGAACACCCTCGCCGATTACGATGCTGCGTTCGCTGCCGGGCAAAAAGGATGTGCCACTGGTTGCAAATGCGGCGTTTGCCCTGCCGTAGTTGCTGACCGCATCCCCAGCAACTATGCCATCGCCAGCTTGATTGAATTGCCCAAGTGCAATGCCTTTATCTCTTATGACTTTACCTTGATTGTTTGCACCATCGTAGGGGTCGTATTCCTCTTGTCCGCTAAATATGTTACCATTTTTACCACCACCACTAACGCTGCCTGTTGTGGCTGTAAATGTTGGCCCGGCTTTAAGGAATAAGAACTCGCATATATTGACCGAAGGGTTGATTGGGTCATAGTCCTCAATCTTATTTAACCGGAAATAATTGTTGTCAAAAAAGTACAAGTCACGGAATGACAACTTTTCCATGTCCCCTGGGGTAAGATAAAATTTACCTTTTACAATCTTGCTGTCTTTGTCTGTTATTTCTTGCAGGTATTTTGACCAATACTGATTTGTCAAATTGTTATTTGTAATCGGTGTACGTGCAGGCAGTCCGATATATTTAGGCATCCCAAAATTGATATCATAAGTAGAGGTTAGTGGTGTATCAAAATGACCGATGTAGGGATAGATTGTTTTGGTTGTTGTACTTGGTGTGCTTGCTGATGTTTTTGCCCCTAAATAAATTGTATAGCTGATGCAGTTTTGTTTTGCGTATTGCAATATACGCAATTTACCTGCCTTGCCGTCTTTGTTGTCGGTTGAGTTACCTGCAAAGTATTTGTCTGGCTCATTGACTGGTTTTACAATCAGTGTAGGTTGGAAGCCGATTTCAATTTTCTTTTCATCCTTAATAAAATCATTGTTTATTACAATAGTTCTGTCGCCATAAATTCTGTCAAACTCCTGTTTATACGCATTGTTATCATCATCATCGCCCTCTGCATAGGTAAATAAATACTTGCTTGCATCCAATTCGCCCATTGGTACAATTTCAAGCGGCTGTGATATATCTCTTTTTTGTGTCCAATCCCTCACTGTGTTAGTATAAAATTCCTCACGGGGCAAAATGGTGAGTGTTTTATCTATATCGGTAGGTTCAATATAAAGATTAAACATTGTAAACAGCCATTTCAAAAATTCACGCTGCTTTGTATCGCCTGTAAAAAACCCTGCAAAATCTAATGGCTTGTTGTATCCCCAACCCATATCATAAATCTGATTAAAAAATCGGCTGTTGGTTTTTTGCGTATAGGTATAGGTTAGTGCTGGAAATGTATTTGTGGTGTAATTGTAAACATATTGCAATTCCAGCTCAACCGTGTCGCCAGAATTTAAGTAAATGAAATTGACTGGTAAAATACTATCAAATGTAACACTTCCAGCGCTTGCAATTTTACTCTCTGAATATAAAATCCTTGCTGCGTTGCCATTTATTTTTAACTCATAAATAGAGCCATAAGCATCACCATTGGTTAAACCTGATACGGTTGCCTTATTTACAAAAAACAAATCATAAATACCCGAATAGTCATTGGTATATACCCCGGTTGTTGTGTTATATTGATTTGATGGATCGCTATTTTCGGCATTAAAAATTATTTTATCTAATGGCAAAACCACAATATCGCTGCTTCTTTTGACGTCAATAGTTCTGTCCGCAACCGCATCTTGTGTCAATATCGGATAACGTGTCGGACAAGGTATCACCATTCTTTTAAATTCAGGTGTATTGAAAAAACTGCCCGATGTATATGAATAACCAGCACCACTGAATATCTTGTCAACTACTGTTTTTGCGTAAAGGCAAATTGTCATATCCTCGGTGTTCAAGTTTTTGTAATCGGCATAAGTGCCGTCATCCATCCAAGTATAAACGTAGCCGTCACCAATCGGGGCGTTACCACTAAAATTTACAAATGCACTTCCGTTTTTAATTATGCTCGTATCCCACGAATTAAAAATGTTAGTGTCGCTGATAATGTGGTTGTATTCGCTAAAATCTAAATTTATAAGTTTTTCATCGGCAATCTTAGCGAATAGGTCAGCCAGTTCCCCGTGCATTGAGCATTCATACTCAATTTGATTTAGGTCATTGACCTTTATACCCAACAACCTGATAAAACCCTGTATCTGTGTAACCTCATCAACTTGCAAGATTGCATCGGCTTTCAGGTTTGGGTTAAAATCGGGATTGAAATTCGTGGCTGATGTATTGCGTATGCTCAAATTCAAATCAAACAAGTGGGTAAACAGCTTGTTGTTTGCCTTTGTGCCGGGCAGCGTGAATGTCTTTGACCAATCAGAACTGCGGCTTTCGGGTTCCCGAATATCGGCAATGGATTTGTTTATCAGTATTCCAAAATCACTCGGCAGGTCAACACTCACCCCACCGCATACTAATCTTACGTTGTTCATGCGTTTTGCAACCTTTCCGGTTCAGTATATTGGACAGTAATTTTCAGATTATTCGGGCCGTCGATATCGTCAAACACCTCATAACTTGTATCGGTTATGTTGACCGGAATGTTGCCCAAAAAGACAACAGGCGATGCAATCAAATCCTGCAACCATTCAAATTCCGTTTCATTCAGCCAGTTGGTGTTCAAAGTTACCTCACGGGTTTTTTCAACAGCATAGTTGGTGATACCGTGTTTACTGGTATCGTATGAGTATATGTTGCCAGACAGCGTGTAGTTATTCCGCTTGAATTGCTTTCTGCTGACGTTGTACTTGTCTTTTGATGCCATGCTGCACCGCACACTTTCAAAGCCGCCTAATGGGTTTAAAAAGTATAAATACTGCGGGGTGTATTTGCTGCACTCTTCCACCACGTCAAAGCGGTAAAGTTCGCTGCCCAACTGACTGCCGCTATCAATCGCCTGCATGGTGTAGTAATCTGTTGATGCTGGTATCACATTGCCAGCCGTTCCGCTTGTAAGGTTGCCTGCGGTGATGTCATTGAGGTTATCAGGGCCAGCAGGGCATCTAAGTAAGAACTCGGACTTTTCGCCTGCATCGGTGAAGTTATTTTTTATCTGTGATGTGGCAAGCAATGAGCCAGCAGCGTTGTATGCTTTTACTTGTATTTCGGTTGCCGCACCTACCGCACCCCTTAAAAAGTAAAGGTAGTCGGTTTGTGCAAGTGATACACGCCTTGTCCGTACACGGGTAAGAAACTTTGGTGTGGTGCTTGGGTAGGTGATTTGATATGTGGCTGTGGTTTCACTGCCGTACAAATTGAATAGGCCGTTCCACACATATTTACCCGTATCACTAGCAAGGGTTAGGTATTCCGTGCCGCCATATTCCTCGCCAAATTCCACGCTATATGCTAAATAACTGTTTGTGCATTTGCTGATTGATGCCAGCGATTGGGTAAAGTCATACGTCACATAATTTTGCAAAATTCGTGACAGATTAAACACCGCTTTGTCAGTCGTGCCGTGAAAGATAGGTGCTTTCAGTTTTGCGATTACCAAATTGGATGCGTTTTTTACGACCGCCACAAATTTAAAGTTCGGCTGTGCATAGTTGGTGGAAGTTACCACATAGGAAATATCGGAATACACGGGAGCCACATCAGCAGGTTCCCTATTAATTGTGATTGCCATTACTAATAAAAGTACCTATTGCGTTACCTCGGTAGTCACATAAGCCTGTAATCTCAACCCAGTCAAATCGGACAGCTTCTGTGCGATGGTGTCCACGTTTTGAGGTGTGAGTACATCAGCTATAAAGTTACTGCCTTTATAGCCAAAACGCTTTATCGTTCCTTTTGATGCTATTTTACCAGCTATGGCAATTGCCATTGACTTACGCCTATCAAGTACAGATTGACCGCTTTCGCCTTTTGATTGCCTTACCTGAATGCCCTTTGATGTTATCCACTCTTCAATACTTTTTATCGGTGGTCTTTTGCCCGGACGCCTGCCACTTTCAACCCATTGGTAGTAATTAATCATCTCAATTCCAATGGTAGCCCCTTTCGGTGTTACGTTTGGAATGTCAGCCTTAATTGACTGCATAAGTTGTTTGGCACGGGTATAAGCACCTTTTTCGGTAAGGCTTTCTTTTAGTTTGTCAATGATTACCTGTGCAACGTATATCATCGCATCACCAAGCACAGAGCCACCCATACCTGCGGTGGCTTCATCAATGCCGATTGTTTTTAACAAATCATCCAAACGGGCTAAATCTGCCTTGCTTATGTTCATTGCACCGGGTGAGGGGATCGAACCCTCGTCCACCATCTTTGAATTGCTATTGTAGTGCCGCTCAAAGCAACCCGTTATCCGGAATGGAGATGTTACCTATTATACACTAACCCGGCAAGGCCGCAACCTCACTAATAAAAGTAGGTCAAATCATTTCCTGCAATAAGGCGATTTGGTACACGCTGCTATCTTTGGCGGATTTTGCCCCTTGTGCTGCTGCATTAAGACGCTCGGTCTTTGCCCGTTGTTTTTCATTGTGGAACGATACCGCATTGAGAAACTCCACCAACCCCATATTTAAAAAGAAATCCCATTTGGTGCGGTCACCATTTGCCATGCCGTCTATTGTTTTGAGCCATGCGATTGCTGGGCGGTCTTTTCTGCGTGTATCTTCCTCAACTTCTCCACTTCCTGCTCTAAATATTGACGGGTAGTTTCGAGTAACTCCGGCAAGTAAGCCGAAAAAAAAAGCGCATATCCGTAGGCATTGGCAATACTCATGCGGTCACGGAATAAGTCAGCCACCTTGTCAAATTCTGTGGGCTTGATTTCCGACTTGCGAAAGAAACGATATTTCACAGCAAGTGCAGCCATGATTTTGTGCAGGTTGCCCACCCAGTTATCCGCTTGCCCGAATAAGTCCTGCACCGCAATAAATTGATGTGCCGCCAATTCGTGCTGACTTGCCACAAATTTGTAAGTTGTTAGACCGTGTCTAAACTTTTTAAAGTCCTTTGCGGTAGGTAATTCTGCCATCCATGACAATTTGCCGATGGCATCGGTTATTTCCCTGATGGGTAGTTCCTCGATTTGCTCAACGGTCTGCCCGGTTAGCACCGCAAGGGTGGCGATTTGATTTTCAAATGTCGGCTCGGTCAACTTATGCAACTGCTGAAAAGTGCCGATGCTGATGTCCTGCCATGATTTTGGTAGCTTCATTATTTAACTCTATAATTTGTTTTTAAACCCACCCTTTTTGAATGGGTGACAGCATCCTTTGCAACCAACGTATCGTTGTGGTAGATTTCAACCCAGCTGTAACCGGGGGCAACGGATGATAAAATAAATTCATAGTCACCCGGATATGCCATAATGGTCGTGTCAAACCTGCCCTCAATTTGGCTATAAGTAACCAGCGAGCCATTTTTTGTAATGGATAAACTGCCATAGCCACTTTGAGCGACAAACCTTAAATCCTTTTTTACTACTGGAATAGGTGTTTTGGTGCAAGATGCCAAAAAGACAATCGATAAAAATGTGTAAAATTTCATATTACAAATGTAGACATTTATACAATTACAAATACTCCTTTTTTATTTTTTATGCTGCAATGCCTGGCAAGTGCCAAAGCACAAACAGCGTCATCGTGCAGTCCTGATGGTGCGGAATATCTCATGCCCGTTTGCGTGTGTTCAAATTCAAAGTTACGCATTTCGTCTGCAATTACACCCTCTGGAAATTTAATTGCAGCAGCGTGTACATCTGCGGTTAATTGCTCCATCATTTGCTGCTTGCTTACTGATGTGAATTTCACACCGATTGCACGAGGACAGACACGCTGTATTTTCTCAACGATTGGGTCACCTACTCCGGTGCTATCTATGGCGGCAGGGGTTTGGCCTACAACGCGAATGATGTGCTGTTCGGTCTGCGCCCAGTCCTTTTGAAAGCGGTCAAAGTAGCAGACACGATATTCGGAGTCAAGGCCAATGATTACCGTGTAGTCACTATACTTCGCCAAATCTATGCCAAACCATTCAGTATTGGCGGTGGAAATCGGTGCAATGCACTGCGAAATGTAGCTCAATCCAAATGGGTTGCTGCCATCTTCTGTCGGCTCGGCCAAATACAACTCACTGAATATATGCTGTGGCAGGTCACGTTTTGCCTGCTCAACTTCCTCAATTTTTAGGATGCCAGCATTAACTCCGTCATAGGCCGTGATTTTGTGGAACTCGTAGTTTGGCTCACCCATCCTTGCCCGTTCACTTAACTTATATCCCCAGTTCTTTTTGCCCTTTACGTTACCAATCAACTTGCACTTGCCCTCGGTCTTGGTCAACGTAGAACGCAGGGCGAACCACGCTTCCTCTCTTGCCCGTGTGAACTCGTCAAACACGGCTGCATACACATCGTCACCATAAAGGTTGTCGGGCTTCTCTGCTGACTTGAATTGAATGATGCCACCCGTTGGCGTGGTCAGTCGCAGTTTGCTTTCATTCACCTTGAAAAACGATTTGTCAGTCACCTGTGTCCGCATACGGTTGAACGCAATTTCGGCCTGCTGATACACGGGTGCAACCCACCACACTGATTGATTTTCTTTGAGTGTCAATGCCTGTTCAAATAACCAAATAATATGCGAGGCCGTCTTGCCCACTTTCGTGGCAGCAGCAGTAATCGTGTACCTCGCATGGCTGTCTAATATCCTGCGTTGGTAATCGGTTACGAATGGTCGCTTATATTGGATGTGCATTTGTAAAACTCCAACCTGTGGTTGTTAATTTTATCGAGGTCGTGATGCTCTTTGCAGTAGTAGAAATTGTTGTCTCCCAAAATCTTTGCACTTTCCTGACTGTCTAAAAAATGCTTCATTGATTTATACCACGCATCGGGGGTGTTGTCCGTGAAATGCACCCCGTAATTTTCAGCATGGTTAATATATGGGTTTACATTTGAGGCAATGACTGGCAACTTATAGGTTGCCGCTTCAATGATTTTCAGTTCCGATTTGCACCCGTTCCACTTGGTATCTTCAAGCGGTGCTAATGCACAATCAAACAGTCGGTAGAAATTGCCGTACTCATTCGGTGCCTGTGCTGCTGATACAACCACTTGGGGCCGCAATACCCCGGAGCCACCATTGAACTTGTAAAGGATGCTATCCCACACGTAATTATTCGGCATCCATCCGCAAATGACAAAGCGGACACGGTCGCCATACTCATCACATATCCGGGCAATAGCATCCGAAATAATCATGATGTCGTTTGAGTGAGTAAGGCCACCCACCCAGCCAAATGTAAACACATCACGTTGTTGCGGTGATGCCACCCAATGCTCATCTGTTGTGTCCAATGCGTTGGGCAGTATCTCCACGTTCCTGTTCAACTTTCGCAATTCAGCAGCCAGTTGAGGTGTGGTGGTGGTCACCCCGTCAGCGTATCGGATAGCATCCACAATGGCCTGCTTCAATTTATGCTCACGGAAATACTTATACGTTGGGTGGAACTTCGGCAATTCCCAAAAGTCGTCAATGTCGATAATGTATGGGATATTGTGCTTCGCCAAGTAGTGCAGGATTTCGTAGTGGTCAGCACCCAGCCACCGGTTGAATAATACAAGGTCATATTTATTTAAATTTGGTAATCCTGATTTTACAAATTCCTGCGACACTTCCACCTCTATTTGGTCTGCATGGTCAATTTGCAGACGTTTGAGTGGTACATACAGGCGGTGGTATTCAACCCCACCCATGCCATTCCATAATGCGAGTACTTTCATATTTTGCAGGTTTTTATTTCTCGCCAAAGATTAAGAATTGTGCGGCTTTTGATTAGCATCAGGTGAAATTGTATCATCCTTAATGTTTTGGCTCTGTTTTTTAAAACGTGATATTTTCTTTTCATTTGCTTATATTTGCACCAACAAAAAACAAGGGGTTGTGATTTGTGAAACCCACTGGCGAAAGTTGGTGGGTTTTTTTATTCTCCTAAGTCCAATGTGATTTTTATCTCCCCGCTCACGGTCTGGTTGACATCAGCCGTTTCCTTTGGTTTGCCGTACACACGGGATAAAAGCGTTTCAATAGAATACAAGCTGCCTTTCTCCAATGACTTCCGCATAGCATTGGCGATTGTCTTTTCCAATATGGTGGCCTTTGGGTTCTGCCATACTTCTTTCAGCTCGTCTAAATCCATTGACAGCATGGCTTGGATAGTGTCTTCAACCTCCACGCGCTTATATCCGTGTTCTTTCAAAAGGGTGACATACTTCTTTGGTCTACCCTCTAAATTTCTTCTTTCGTCTTCGCCTTTCTTAAAAGGCTTCAAGTTTTGTTCATTTGCCATATTTCACAGATTATTCACAGATTAGACACTTTTGCCACAAGTCGGGCAACTTTCCTTTTCTTCCTTTTCTTCGGGTGCTTCGGGTAGATGCAATCCCCACTCCGCTAACTCTTCCGCATCCCATTCATTGGCGAGTGCATCCATATCCCATTTGCCATAATGGGTGTTATCTTTAATCAGGAACTCATCACGCTGCTGTGCTGTCCAATCATCAGCCAATACAATGGGAACTTCCACCGCCCCGATGTCGCACAATGCACGATAACGCTGATTGCCACCGAGAATAACATAGCCACCCATGTCGGATGTATAGCAAACTAATGGCCGGGCAGTTAGCATTTCAGGGAATTGCATCAGCGACCTTTTAAGCAATGCAAAATCATCAGCCGATATTTGGCGTGGGTTGTTTGCGTTTGGTCTTATTTCGGTTAGTTTTACCCACTGCATATTTTTTTATGATTACTTCGATGCTAAATTCTCCGTTGTTGTGTTCCTCTGGTTTGTCTGCGTTGGTTGCTGTGTCTATGACCTCTATATCCCAATACTCCTTTATGCCTGTTTGTAATAGGATGCCCTCAACACTAAAAGTATGTGGTGGCTCACATGAATAAGGCAGATAGAAATATCGGTGGTCTAAATTCCAACGGCTCGGCAATGTTTTTTTACGCTCATACAAATCTCGGTGCGGTATGCTCATGATGATATGCCCATCGGGTTTGCATATGCGATACCAATTTTGAATGGCGGTAACTGGGTCGTCAAGGTGTTCCAGCACGTGCGAAGCGTAAACGTAGTCAAAGGTGTTGTCCGGGTATTTGTCCATTGTGGTTGCATCGCAATCGTCTTTGTCGTGATGCACACAATCGGTCATGCTGATAGTGTCGATGCCGTCAAATGTATCAATTCTGCCGCATCCAATGTCTATTCCCTGACCTTTGATGTATTTTTCATAAAATCCTGACGCTTTGCGCCTTTCGTGTGCTTTAAAAGTTTCAGCCATGTATTTTTAAAATTTGTAATAGATTAACGATTGTCCACGCACCAAATCCGTTCTGCCCTGTCGGGATGACGTTGTGCGCAGTTGGGCATATTTCCACAACTCTTGGGTGTTTCATCTGCTCGGCTATTGCAAAGGCCATTGACTGGTTGCCGATAAATAGGTTGCATTCAGATATTACCTGCGCAAGTTCATAAAAGTTCTGCACTGGGTAGTGTTTTATGTTTGGCAACTTAGCGCTGATTACTCGGAACTCCTCTGGCAGGCCGACAAATGTTATTCTGTCCTGATATTGACGGAGTGCAGTGTAATCAAATGTGGGGTTGTGGTATCGGCTTGTCCGATTTAAAACAATATCAAATGCTTCGGGGCTGGGTGCTAAATCAAAGTTAATCGGCACGGATAAATCGCAGGTCAGTTCCGGGTAGATATGAAAATACCACTGTGAGATATGCCCTGTGTAATTGTGGAATTTACGGAATAGGTCAAAGTTATAATCTACCTTTTCATCGTTTTCAGTTATGTGGATGTCGTTGATAAAATCCAAACCCCACAACAAAGGTTCCAGCATTTCAGCCATCTTGCGGTTCATCTGCACGTTGCCCATCGGGTGCGACATATTGCCGTATTTGCCCGGTACGTTTATATGCAGGTACAAATCAACGGTTTCGCCTTTCAGCTCGGCAGCTTTCCGCATGGCAGGTAAGGAGTAAATCAAATCACCTGCGTTTCCGCTATGTATAATTTTAGGCATTGGCTTCTCGGTATAATCGTTTCAAAGCATCAAACATACATGAGCGGCAACCTGGCAATGGCTGTCCGTATAACTGGCGGTGTACTTCGTTTAGTTTGGCATAGTAATCAGCCGAAAGGGCATAGGTTCCCGTGCGGTTAATACGCTCAATGGTTTCTTTCAGTTGTAGGCAAATTTCTTTTTGTTCGGGTGTCATCACTTTGTATGTCTTACGTATGCAATTAAATAACCAAAGCCAAACGAAATAAATGAAAATATTAAAATTTCAATCATAGGTAACGGTCAATTAAACTGCCACACACAGCAGACAAGGCAGCAAAGGGCAATCCCCACCACCCGGCAAGTGGAATGAATACGGCAAGGCCGAGCCACCACGATAAACAGAAGCCACATTCCCAGGGTTTGTAAATCGGTCTGTGCGGTGTGCTGACTTTCAACACAAAGCTAATCACCGGGGGGAATAAGTACCGGGATAGCAGTACCGCTAATGCGGCAACGGATATTATATTAACCAAGTTCATTGTAGCGTTCTTTTATTTGGGTTTTCAGGGCATTAATGATTTGACTGATTTCTCTGTAATTTATTTTGGTGGCTTTGGCTATGCTGGCCATGCTGCGATTTTCATTGTATAGCATCCAAAGTTTCTCCACGTACCATTCGGAGCGGTTAAAGTGTAACGACACCTCTTTGTAATTGATTGCCTCACGTGCTTCCTGCATCCGCCTAAAATTGCTTTCATCGTAATCCTCAGCGGTGTCATCGTAGTCATCGGGTAGCGTTTCATTGGTGCGTAGGTGGTCACGATAAAACTTTGTGTATCGGTTGCCGTTTACTGCATTTACACCCACCCGGACAAGGTAAAATATCAGCGTTCCGTTCTGGTGCAAGTTGGTGATCTTGTCCTCGCTCATTTCGCAGAGCAATAACAAAAGATGCTGCTGTAAATCGCTTGCGACGTGCTTTCCTACTTTTTGGCAGAAGTCCGGCAGCCATTTGCTCGTTGCTATCTCTGTTATGATTTGGCTTTTCGTCACTCACGTTTGATTTTCAAATCATGCACCTTTTGCAGCCAATCTTTCCATTGCTTCCTATCCCCATACATTTCATGGTGTTTTCGGCACAGAGCCATCAGGTTTTCTATGCGGTCAGCGTGTTTATTGCCACCCATTCCCCTTGCTTGTATGTGGTGAATATCATTTGCCACCGCACCGCATACCTCACATGGTATAAAATCACCGGGCGTATATCCAAAATGCTGGAAATAAATCTTC